GTGTGATCGTCGTCGGCGTGGTGTTCAGGACGCGGAAGGGCCCGTCCGTGGGCTCATACAGAACAATGGACCAGGAGCCGTTGTCGCGGCGCTCGATCTTTCGCTGCTGGTAGCCGCGGCAGGCCAGATAGATCACGTCACCCGACTGCACCGGGCGCAGGTATGGCAGGTCTGCCGCGACGTAGGGCAGCGGCAGGGTCAACGTCCCGGATGCATCGATGGCAATCGAGTCCACCAGCATCTGCCGCGCGAGCCGGTTGCGGAACTGAAAGTAGAACGACCCCGAGGTGGGGATGACGATGGAGTGGGTGCCCGTGCCAAGCGTCGTGTCGGCGAGGTACTGGGTGCCGCCGGAGGAGGATCCGGCCCGGATGACCACGGGGCCGCGCGCGACGACGATGCGGCAAGAATGGCTGCCAGCGGCTGCGGCGACGAACTGCTCGCGGATGGCGTGATTGGTGCCGTCGCCGGTCAGGCCCATGTACCCGCCCGTCACCCAAGCCGAGACGCCGCCCACCTGGTCGGAGTCGGTCCAGCCACTGAGGTCGGTCGTGAACGTGCCGTTCGTAAAGGAGGCGGTGTCGCTGGCGCGGGTCACGAGTTCGTCGTCCACCCACACCCGCATCTGCCCGGCCGTGCATTCGATCAGCGCGGTGTCCTGGGCGGAAAAGACGAACTCGATCAGCTTCTCGGCGGCAGGGATGGCGCCGAGGTAGCCCAGGCCTGGCCGGAGCATCATCGAGCCCAGCGCCCGCGGCATCCAGTTGGTCTGCTGCTGGGCGCTGAACTTCAGCTTCTCGAGGTCAAGCCGGGCGAGCGCGAGCTTGGAGACGATGCCCCGGTTGAACGCCAGCTTGGCGTCGTCGCCCCTCATCGGTCACCCGCGCGGCTGTAGCGCTGGCCCGAGTAGCGCGACCTCAGCCAGTTGCCCGGCGGCGGGATGCGGGTCGGGTCTTCCATCGCATCGCGCGACAGAGCCCGCGGCATGACGACCTTGTCGCGCTTGGCCTCCAGCTTGTCCACGAGGTTGTCATCCTGCGTGATGGGCTTGGCGGCCTTGGCCGCGAGGTGGATTTCCACCAGGTCCACGAAGGACTGCGGCCACAGGGAGGTGTCGCCCCCATAGCTGACGTCATCCGATACATAGCGGATGTACATCGTCTGAAGGTTGCCCCAGAGGTAGCCGCCCTCTTCCCGATAGTCCAGGTACGGAACGGTCATGCTCTCGTCCTGGAAGACGCCGGCCAGCCGCACATGGTCTTCAGGCAGGTTGAAGGCGTAGGCCAGGCCCGGGAAGCCGGGCTCTACGCTGGGCGAGTAGTCGACCTGCACTGACCGCATGGCGAACTTCCACTGGCCTTGCTCCAGGCACCAGCGGACGGCGTTGTTGTTCCATGCCGTGTCCAGGTGCCGGCGCGCCGCCTCGTTCACCGACAGGCTGGCGATAGGACGCTGACCCAGGTAGGTGACGAGGGCGCCGTTATAGAGCTGGAGGCGGCTGGTGGACACTTCAGGTCACCTTTTCGTGCTCGGCGATCCAGGCAGTGGCGGCCTTCTTGTCGGCGAAGCCGTCCTTCAGCACCGAGCCGTCCGCCTTGCGGATGACACGGAACTTCTGGTGGGGGCCGCCCCAGTTGACGGTGTAGTCGCCGCTCCTGTCGCCATCGCCGGCCGGCTCGCTGGGCACCAGTTCCACGAAGCGGATAACGTTGAAGCGGGCGAAGTTGCGACCGCAGTCCTTGACCATCAGCTCGGCGAACCATGCCTGATCCGCCGTGGCCACTTCCAGGATGTCGCCGATGCGCAGCTGGGAGGCGATGTGCTGGGTGGCTTCTTCCTTCAGCACGTCCTCCAGCGTGGACTCAGGCTCGACGGTGACGGCGTAGCGGTTGCGCACGCTCTCGGCAAGCGAGAACTGCGAACGGGTGATGGGTTTCATGGGAACTCCAGTTGGCAAAAAGCCGGCGCTTTCCTAAGAAGGCGCCGGCAAGGTCGGTCACTTGAACCGAGGAGGAGACAACGCGAGATCAGTCGGTGTTGGTCGCCGAGCCAACGGTCGTGCCATCGCCCAGGTCCACGGCGCCAGGCGCGGTGGAGCTGACGGTCACCACGCGGTGCGTCGTGAGGACGCCCGTGCCGGTGACTTGCACGATGACGGTGTCGCCGACACGCATGCCGAGGTCGCCGCCGTTGGTGATGTAGCCCGAGGTGTCCACCGTCGCGGCCGTGTCGGCCGTCGAGTAGAACCACATCTGGCCGCCAGCGCCGGCCGGGGCGTACAGGCCGCCCTGGTTGATGAGTCGCGGGGGCGAAGAGGTCGAATAGGCCATGGTGAGTGCTCCTGTTTAGGCGGTGGCGGCCAGGCCGGAACCGTCGTGGCGAATTGAAACCACGCCGCTGTTCTGCAGCAGCTTGGCGCCCATGTAGGCCGAGCAGCGGGCCCACGAGTAGTCCTGCTCTTCGTCGTAGCCGACCGGCGACTGGATGCCCTTGACGTCCATGCCGTGGCCGATGGCCGACTTGTGATAGACGAACAGGCGCTCGCTGGCGGTGCCGTTGCCGGGCAGGCCGGTGTGGACCATCCAGGTGATGCCGGCCCAGCGGAAGCGGATCGGCATGTCGATGAGCTTGCTGTCGTTCACGTAGTCCTTGGAGGTGACCTCCTTGACCTGCAGCAGGTAGGCGAACGCGGCCGGGGTGAGCAAGCCGGCGATGCGACCGTCGATGGGCACGTTGTTGTTGCCCAGGATCGCGACGGCCTGGAGGGCCTTGGCGATGCTCAGCGTGGTGGCGGTCAGGCCGGCGTACAGCGTGGAGGTGGCCAGCTCGGTGATGATCTGGTCGTCCACCTTGCGGTTGATGACCGCCATGGTGGTGTCCTGCATGGCGCCGCGCTGGTCGCCCTGGGACGCGAAGACGTTGTAGTTCGTCTTCTTGGCCAGGTCGTGCCACTCGGTCAGCGCGCAGCTGTACTGGGTGTTGTTGTCCGTGCGGGACGGGATGAGGCCGTTCACGCCTCGGGTCACGGCAGTGGCGCCGCCCGAGTCGATCACGTCGAAGACGATGGTGTTGCCCTTGATGACACCCTCGGTCGTGCAGGTGTCTCGCAGGATGGATTGACGACGCTCGAAGCCTTGAATCAGCTCCTGGCGGTACATCGTTTGGAAGGCGGTATCAGCCATTTTGGAATGCTCCGAAGTTGAGGATTGCGCCTCGCTCGGGGTGTCCTTGCCTGATGCCGCCGGGGTGCCCTGCTGGGGCCGGCTGGCGATCCGCTATGGGCCTCGCTGCGGCAATAGCTTTAAGCTATTGCACGCAGTTTACCTATAGGCGATTCCTATCGCAATCACTTCTTGAGCCGTTCCTTGGCTGCGAGCAGGTCGCGGTATCGCGCCTGGAGCTTCTCGTCCTTCCAGTACGCCGGATTGCGCGAACCATCGGGCATGAACTGCTTGGCCTGGATCTGCTTGATTTCCTCCTCCATGCCTTCCATGCGGTCGCCGCCGGCCGGGACCGTGGTGCCCGCCACGAAGCCAAGTTCACGGGCATGGCCGCTGAGCCACTTCACGACGGCGGGGTTGTTGAGCAGCGCCCGTCCATCCGGCCCGCGGGCGTTCATGATGGCGTCGCCGATGCCGCTGCCGGCGTGGCTGAAGAGAGCAGAGATGCCGCCGATGTTCTTGGTGTACTCGCCGCCCCACTCCTGGCGCAGCGTGTCTTCGGTGGCGGTCTTGTGCTCGACGTCCATCTCCTCACGACCGCGGACGATGTCCTGCTGCATCTTGAGATAGGTCTGCACGCCGGCCTTGACCATCTCGGGTGAGGCGTTCTGCGCATGCATGGCGGCCACGTACTGGTCGATCAGCGGCTTGTCGTCGTCGCCGATCACCAGGCCGTCATCGAACTTGAGTTCGTAGCCCTCGGGCTTTTCGGGGACGCCGTTCTCCTGGCGCCATGCGGCCAGCTCTTCAGGGGTGGCGTCCTTCTTCAGCGTGGTCTTGAGGCCCTGGCTGATCTTGATCTGGGCGTCGCGCAGGGCCTTCGCCACATCGGCCGGCGAGTTGTAGCGCTCGAGCAGCTTGGTGACCTTTTCGTCCTCACCGGCTGCGAGCTTGCGCCATTCGTCAGGCCAGGTTGCGGCAGGCGGAGTAGGAGCTGGCGGCGCGGGCGTCGGGGCGGCCGGGCTGGGCGAAGGCGCAGGCGGGGCCGGGGAAGGCTCGGGCGCTGGCGTCGGAGCGGGCGGGGCCGGCGTGGGTGCTGCAGGCGCAGGCGCGGGGCTCGGTGCGTTGCCGCCCGTGCTGCCGTTGCCACCGGTCTCTTCGTCTTGATAGAAGCTCTTGCGGAATCGGATGTTCATCTGGGTCTCCTCAGTTCAGTGCTGTTCGTCCACGAGGTAGTCGCCGATCAGGACGACGTGCTGGTTCTCGCGGTCAAAGTGGATTTGGAAGTTGAAGGGCAGGACGAACTGGGCATGCCGCTCCAGGTTGTTGAGCCGCTCACGGAAAGCGGCCACGAGGTTGTCGAAGTCCGGGCTGCGAATGTCCCCATCCCAGGGTGATTCGACGCGGACGGCTTGAAGCGTGGTGGTCATTGCCGGGTGTCCTTTCAAGGCGCGGCGTTGATGAAGCCCTTGCGGGCAGGGTTACTGCTTCTTCAGCAGATTCGTTTGAACCTTCAGCAGCTTGACGATCTGGGTGCCGACGTTGCGCCGGCCTGCCAGGAAGTCGCTGACGTCGGCCTGGCCAGGGACGAAGGTCTCGTCATAGGTCATGGCGGCGTGGTTGATGATCCAGGCCAGCGCGCGGCGCTGTTGCTCAGGGGTGGCGTCACCGCGCGACATGGCTTGGAGGGCCGCGGCGTCGGGAATCTCCCACTCGGCTGGATGCCAGGGCTGGCGGGCGGGCTTCTTGGTGGCGGTCAATGCACGCTCTCCCCAAGCAGCGGCTGGAACTGCTCGATGCGTCGGCTCATGCGCGGGTCGCGTCCAGCCCAGGAAACCTCGACCGGGCCCAGCTCCAGGATCAGCATGCCGTCCAGGTAAACCCGCTCGGCGCCGTCCTCCAGCTCCTGCAACTGCAACCGTTCGACGATGTCACTCATGGCCCAGTCTTCCGTGCCGAGGCGGGCATTGATGGCCTCGCCCAATGCCTCGTTGGACTGGCGCGTGACGCGGATCAGCAGGATTTGCATCTTCGGCGTCATGCGGCAACCGCGCTCAGGTCCTTGGCGGCGCCAGCGGCCTGCTGCAGCGAGGCCAGGGCCTGCTCCTGCTGGGCCATCTGGGCCTGCTCGTCCGAGATGCGCTGCACCTCTTCCGGCGAGCGCGTCCACTTCGTCGGTGCGCCGATGCCTTCCAGCACGTCGCGCAGCGCAACCTTGGCGTCCACGATGGCCGCGGCGCCCGGGTCCAGGGCGATGGCCTGGCTGATGACCTGCGTCGACTGGGCGAAGGTCTCGCCCTTCTGCTTGTCGATGGCGTCGCGCAGCGGGCTCACGAACTTGAACTGGATGTCGGCCTCGCTGAGCGAGCGCGGGATTTCATCTACCGGGCCGAAGGCGCCGGCCGCGAACATCACGTCGAAGGTGCGCTCGCACAGGCCGCCGTTGTAGTCCGTCTCGACGGGTTCGAACAGCGGCAGGGCGTTGCGGATGTACTCCTGCACGCGCTGGCCCACCTCATAGGCCGTCATCTCCGGCGCGCGCATCGGCAGGTCAAGCTTGTCCAGGAAGAAGGCCTGGCGCAGCATCATGCGCGTGTCCTGGCTCATCTCCAGGCCGAGCGGGATGCCCGACTTGTCGATGGTCAGTGGCCGCAGCACCTCGCCCAGGCGCTCGTCGTAGGCGTGGTCAACCCAGGTGATGCCGCCGGCATAGAGGCTCACGTCGCCGCGAATGGCTTCCTGCGTGGCGATCATCGGTGGCGTGACGGCCTTCTCGCCAGCCTCCAGCAGGGTCAGCGTCATGGCCTGAAGCAGGCGGGCATCCGGCAACGCGCAGACGGTGGCGGCGCTGTAGGCGTACTGAGAGCCAGAGACGGTCTGCCAGCGGGGAATGACGTAGGGATTCACGCGCGCGCCGGTCGCCTCGATCTCCACGCCGTCATCCACGTTGATGAAGATGGACACCAGCGGCGTGCGGAACTTGGTCTCGCCCTTGTAGAGCTTGGCCGGGATGACGACGTGGCGCACCTCGATTTCGCAGTAGGGGTCCTTCTCCATGCGCTGCTTCATGTTCGGCGTCATGGCCTTCTCGCCAAACACCTGGAGCAGGTCATAGACCGTGGGCCTCCACTTGCGCTGCACGCAGTTGACCTGGCCGTCAAAGCCCTCGGTCCACACCACGTCGCGCAGATGCCAGCAGCGGTAGAGCAACCCGCTCATGTCGGGCCGCATCTCCACGCTGATGACGCATTGGCCGAAAGCGGCGAAGTCGTGGTCGCCCTCCTTCGTGGCCCGCACGAACTGCGAGGCGCGGTCGTACATCGCACGCTTCTGGCGCTTGGTGGCCCAGTCCAGCCAGGCCTTGCCGGTGTGGTCTTCCACGCCGTCAACGGCCATGGAGAACCATTCCTTGTCCGATGGGCGGAGCATGGACGAGAAGGAATTGCCCAGGTCGCGACGCACCAGCAGCGGGTAGCTGGTGGTCAGGTTGGCGGCGAACTCCTCGCCGAGGTAAGTGGTCCGCGTGAACCCCTGGCGCTCGACGTAGAAATTTGCGGCCAACTCCTCCCAAAGCGATTCCAGAGAAGCCCGCTTGCCCCAAAGCTGATCGCCTTGCTTGATGAGTTCCGTGACGTGCTCTTGCATGGCCTACCCTCGAAAGGCGAATTCGCCGAAGTGCTTTGCCTCGGCAGCCTTGCGCGCGCACACGGCGTCAAACCATTCGCGGAAGATGCCCAAATACTTGGGCCGCTCCATAACGGTGATGTACGCCTGCCATTTGCCGGCGGCCTTGTTGAAATAGACGCCAGTGCAGCCGGAGGAGTTGGAGGCTCGAAGGCCCTTGTTCTGCTCGTTCTGTGCCTTGTTGGCGGGCCGGATGTTGTCCCATCGGTCATCCGACTTCTGGTGGTTTCGGTGGTCCATGAGCGAGTCCGGCAGGCGCCCGTTCATGTAGATGTGCGCAAGGTGAGTTGCCCGGTACTTGCGGCCCTCAACTGCGATCACTCGATAGCCGTCAGGGGTGATGGTCCCGGCCGGCTTGCCGACAAGGTCTGAGCGCTTGCCACGCGGCGCGATGGCAGTAAACACGCCCGTCTCCTGGTCGTAGTGCAGCAACTCCTTCAAGCGGTCTTGACGCATATCAGCCGCCCAGCTTGTCGCCGCCGGTCAGGATGGTGGAGGCACGGCCCGAGCGCGCCTGGATCTCGGCAATCTGCCGGCGCTTGGCTTGCCTGACCTGCTCATCGTTCATGTCGGGCATCGTGGCCGGAGGCGTGATTTCGGGGGGCGCCTTCGGCTTCATGGATGACGCTGCGCCGCCAGCCAAACTCCCCAAAATCGGTGACCCGGTGAGGAGGGTGCTGACAGCCGTGAGGGCCGGGGCAATAAAGGGCTTGAGTCCGCTCATTACTTTTTTCTCCGTGCTGCTTGGTGGCCGAGGACGACCTGAGGGCGACCAGTGCGCCAGGATTGCTGGCTGGCGGGCCAGGAGTGCCAGTCGCTCGCCGCCTTGGCGCCGGCATACCAGGCCATGACGACAGCGTCGCCGCGGTCAGTGGACCGGCCCAGGCG